TTCGTCAGAAGTGAACTCAGCGTAAAGGTCTTTGTATTCTAAAAGGTAGCTAATCAAACGCTTTTCAAAGAACGCCGCCATCTGTCCGTAGTGATCCATAACAAAAGCAATCTCACTCTGAGTAACGTTACTCGAATAATCACCGAATTGCTGTTGAATACCTTTATTCTTTAACTGATACGACAATCCAAACGCTGCATTCTCTGCTGCTCTCCACGCTACACAAGGTTGAATCTTTTCGACTAACGTTTCTTCGTCTGCCGTTAAAGTCTGTGCATTGTACTTTACTAAAAGATAATTATAAAAATAGCTTCCTAAGATAGCTTGTAAACGCATATCTGCCGCAGGACGAATATAAGGAGCAACGTCAGTGCTATCAACGTTCTTCGTGATAGGTGTGTTCGTCTTGAGATAACTCTCTGTGATAAAGTAAATCATTCTTCGTCTTTTTGTGTTTGCGTTGTTTCAACGATATTTTCACCTATAATCCTATATTCTACACAAGTAAATTGAGCGTTTACTTTTCCAATAGTTAACAGGTCGTTAAAGATTTCTTCTAACTCTTCACGCAAAGGAATAATAGTATTTTTTTCAAATGTCATATAAGATTGCTCCAACTCCATACCGCTACCGAGTTTACCACTTACACGGATACCCATAATTAACGGGTCGATTTGGTGAGCCTGGCAAATCTTTTCGTCAATCCTTCCGTCTGTTTGTATAAATAGTTGGTCGTTAGAATTAGTCGGTACGGTTACAAGTTCAGGTAGTTGCTCTTTGTTGTTAGCGAAAAACGCTACAGCCTTACCAGCATTAGCCGCACCTTTCATCTTTTCGATAGTGTCCTTAATCATTTGCTGTTCTTCCTTCGATTGTGGTTTCTTAGGGAACATTAAAGCAAACGACGGAAAGACGGAGTTTTGAATATTCGACTTATGCAAGTAAGACATTTCACCATCTAAGTAAATCCAGTTTAAAGCTGAAGTGTATGACGGTAAAGGGTAGATATCTTGACCTAAAGAAGTTGTTTCGTAAACGTAGATAAACTCACCGTCTTTGCATTCAGGGTGATACTCAGTATAAACCTTTACTTCGTTATTATATTGCCAGTCGTTGTTAACAGAATACTTAATACAATTTTGGTCTTTACGTACCTTCTCAGCACCGACTCTTTTAATGTCGATTAGGTTTCCGTTTTTAAGTCGTAAGATAAAGTAAACTCTACCGTGTACGATTAAGTCTAATAAGGTTGGTTTAAGAATCTTTCTAAACTTTGCTTTGCGTTCAAAAGCGAACAAGTCTACCTTTTCTTTAGCCGTTAAGTTTTCATCAAGTAACTCATAACCACCACCACAAATAGCATTAGTTTTAAATTCTACTATCGCACTATGCAAAGGCGAAGTGTAGAACATTTGATTTAAATGCTGTGGGTAAAGGTTATCCTGACCGAACGGCACATATCCCCTCGCCTGGTAGCGTGAATCAATATAAGGTAGCGATAAGTTTCCCTTTGGTATTGTAAGAAACGGAGTACTGAAAGACTGGTATCCCGTCTCCACTACTTGAATGCTTTCTTCTTTTTTAAACTTTCCAAATAATCCCATTAATCGTAAATTGTTGTTCCTGTTCCGTCTACTACCATACGTCCTTCTTCGATTTTGTTTAGTCCTGTTTCGTCAACAGGTGCAGGGTCTTCTGATTCGTAAACTTCGTATTTATATTGTCCTATCCTAAACGTCTCGTCTACACCTTCCGTTATATTAAACAGGTTGTATCTTTCAGTATAAGGTGAAGTGTCCGTACCTACCCAATAGATAGGGTCAATCGTTTCGTCTAATTCCCAAGTAAACTTGAATAGATAAGCGGGTGCAGCTATTGTCGCTGACTCCGTTAATGTTAGAACGAAAGTGTTTGCTGTATCTTTAGTTAGATATATCATACATTATATTTGTATTAAGAACACGGTTTTGTTTACAAAATAAAAAAGCCCCCCGATATGGGAGGCTAATTTATAACACCTAAGTAACTATTAAGAAATAGGAGTAGTAAGACCAGCAATGATAGACGAATCTACTTCGTATGCAAGGTTCTCGTATTCCGCTACAAAAGTAACGCTGTACTTTGAACCATCAGCCTTTGCAGTTCCTGAACCTTCAGCGGTTGCAGTTAACTGAGCGTTTGGAAAATACCAGTACTTGCCGTTTGCATCTCCGACAACTAAAGCCAAATCTCTTTGACCTTCGCCAAGAATTTTAATTGACTTAGACTTTGCCGCCTCTCTTCTATGGAACATTAGGTTAACAGTTCCCGTAATGAACGATGAACCATTTACTAAGTCTATAGAAGCCTCTTCTGTAAAGTTACCCGTGTTTCTTCTGAACTCAAAAGCTACGAACTCATCTAACAATGTACCGAAGTCTGTTACAGTCCAAGTCGTTGTGTTTATAACCAACGTACCGAGGTTATCTTGGTCATTTATTAAAATGCTCACGATGCCTCCGATGTTGTTGTCGCAGCCTTTTGTTATAGTTGTAATTGTACTACAAGCCATTTGAACAAGGGTTTTAAAGTGGGAGGGTTGCCCCTCCCGTTATTAATAAATTAATTAAGATGCTACGCAGTCTCCATAAAGAACTACCTGAGTATCGTTAGTTACATAGAAACCAACTTTAAAGTCAGCTCTTGCACCAATCGTTCTATCCAATGTAGTCTTAGAGAAGTCAACCACCTGTAAAGAATCAAGGTCACCATCAGCATCTACACAATACACAAAATTGTTAGGGTCTGTAAGGATAATCGTGTCAGCAGGAAGACCATACTGAGGTACGATTTCAATATCCAAGAAACGAAGACCTAAAGCCTCAGTTGTGTAGTTGATAGTGTTAGCAGACGCAGTAGCAATTCTATAAGATGTAGCTACGTTCTGAGAAACAAACAACTTCAACTTTGAAGGGTTAGCCATAATCTCAGAAGGAGCAGCTTCGATAACAGAACCGATTTCGTCGATAACGTTAGCAACAGTTACAGTAGTGTTTGCAACACGGATAGGAGCAAGACCACATAGTCTCTTTAACCATCCATCACAACGAGCAAGAACTCCAGCACCACCTGTATCACCTTGCCACATAATCAAAGCAAGCTCTTCGTGTGCCTTAGAAGCCATCTGCTCCCAAAAGTAAGACATAAATGAAGCAACTGTGAAGTCTGAGTTAGACCCTTTAGCCATTTGGTCAGCCAACCAAGACTGCTCCAACTGGTACTGACATACTGAAGTCTGAATAGACAACGGACATACGTCAACTGTCAATGCAGAAACCGTAGAATCTGTTGGTGTGAATGCGCAGTCGGCATCCTGAATTAACGTATCGAATAGAACGTTTGCGATCTTAGTTGCATTTTTGATTCCTGCAAGAACTCTAAAGTTTCCAGCAGCTGAATCCATACCGTAAAGACGAGCATAGAACTCTACGGGGTTTGCTTGAAGTAGAGCCGTAGCGTCTACCGTCAAATCGAATTTGTACTTTTTAGCCATTGTGACGTGTAAAATTTATATAATTAGCGAATCTTTGTGCTGCGCTTAACTTCATTGCGACTTCTTCAGCAGGTGCAGCTTCTACTGATTCAGTCATTTCATTCTTTAGGTCTGCGATTACTTGAAGAACCTCAGCGATTTTTTCCTCTAAAACTGGAGTAACGATAGCAAGAATAGCTTCAGAGTCCATTGCTGGGTCTACCGCCATTTCTTCTTCAACAACTTCTTCTTCAGTTACAGGAGCGTCTTCAGCCATTGTGACCTCTTCTTCTTTAACCTCTTCTTCGGTTGTTTCTTCGTTCATCTCAACTTCTTCAGATACAGCTTCGTCTTCAGATAATTCAGCCTCCTTAACTTCAACAACAACTCCGTCTTTTACAACGTAGATTTTGCCATCGATAAGGTGTTCTCCATCTGGTAGCATATATTTGTGATTTTGATTACTTAGTTTAAGACCTAAGAACCCTTCAATACTAAAGCCAACCGTTCCCGATTCGACTAAACTATTATAGTATTCTGTGTCTGTTACTTGTGCCGTTACCATTAACGTGCCTTTAGGTACGTCTATACCGAACTTTGTTTTTGCTTTGTCCGTGTTTGGCTCGTCTACTAACCACGCTTCTAATAAATAAGCGGGAACGACTTTCTCACCTTCGTGTTCTAAATTAAAAAGGTCTTTATTGTTTAAGTCCTTCATAAAGTCTTTGAAGATCGTGTCGATTTCTTCTTCAGAAAACTGTACATAATACTCACCCATTTCGTCATCTCTACGGTAGATGTCCATCGGTATCATCGCAGGAGCGGTAATACGATACTTCTTGTCATCTGAAAAAGCTATACGCTTCTGAGCGTTGAACGCAACACCTTTAACAAGCACGGCAGGATTAGACGTAAAGGCGATAGCATCAATCCCAAGCGGGTCGACTCCATCATTATACTCTTCGTCTATAGTAATTTTGTAGACTGGTAATTCTTCCATCTATTATATTTGTATTTAGCTATACAAAATGTTTAATTTTTAACAAACTTTTTTTTATATTTGCAAAAACGTTTTTATTATGATTAAGATTAAAGATTACGAAGTACCGAACCAAGCCGACGAAATGACGGTAGAACAGTTCGACAAAATGAATGAGATTATCAAGAACGAAGAGTTGGATAATATCGAAAAGTGGTTAGCCGTGTTTGAAATGTTCGGAGTACCTGAAGAAACTTTTGACGATTACGACTTCAAGGACTTTAAAGAGTTGATAGTTCAGTTCAACGCAACGACGAACAACCTTGAAAAAATTACGACATTAGAGATTGACGGATACACTTATCAAGCACCTGAAAGAATCGGAGTTAAAGATTTAGGTATGATTGAAAAAGCGTGGAAGTCGGACTCTAAGACCTTTGCTTCTGAGACTGCGGCTTTAATCTTTAAGCGTACCGACCTAACTAAAGTCGAACACTACGCACCCGCACACATTAAGCAAAAAGCTAAACTACTAAAAGACCAAAAGGCTTCTATTGTTATTCCTTATATCTTGGAGGTACTGGAGAAGCTAACCGAATCCACTAAACAATTAACGAATGAAGCTACCGAAGAGTTGGAATCAACTGAGGGTTGAACAGTTTAACGAGTTGTGGTTATTAGATGAGGAGAGTTTCGGCTCTCTTTTTCTATATAACTTAGAAGTGTTAGCTATCGTTACAGACACCGACGCAGATGAAATAGACATATCAACCGAGGAGTTAACGCAGTACATAACAGAGTTAAGGTTTCTAAGAAAAGAACCACATACGAACTTTAAACGTGAACTACTTAACCTTAAATATAAGACGTGTGAACAATTAACGCTTGGTGAGTTTATTGACTTAGAGTATTACTTCGGCATTGACTATGTTAAGAATTTAACAACTATAGCTTCCGTGTTTTACAAGCGTTATAAGTTAGACGATTTCGACAACGTTATCTACGAACCTTACAGCTATAATCCTTCAGGTCGTGCGGAGTTATTCGACGAAGTTATGGTTACGGATATATACGGCATAATATCGGAGTATCTAAAGTTTAGAACCGACTTTATGAAAGCTTATGAAAACTTGTTTCAACCTGAGATAGAAGAAACGGACGAAGAAGAAATGGACGTAGAAGATAAGAAAGCTGAAGAAGAAGAAGAGCGGGTTAACAAGTGGGCTTGGGAGCGTATGCTTTACGAGTTGGCTGGCGGTGACTTAACGAAGATTGAAACGATTACAGACTTGCCGTTAGTTATGGTGTTCAACTTTATGTCGATGAAGACAGAACTAAAGTTAGATTAAAAAAGAAAGGGGCTTTCGCCCCTCTCAACCTAACCAACTATGAAACTGAAAATTCAAGGATAGACAAATATACAAAAAAATATTATAAATACTTCGGATTGTAGTCATATTCTCCATCCCACACACCGTCAGGATCTCCGAATAGATTGTATTTAATATTGATGTTTAGCTTATCTACAGCTATTCTACCTACATCTAAGATAGGATAGTTGTTTATCATCCAATCGACGTAAGCTTGAACACATTCCTCTTGGAATTGTTGCCCTAAAGGTGAAGCTAAAGCCTTTTCCGTTATTTTAAAAGGTGCTATCTTTCCACCATTCCACAAGTCAGCACCACCGTCTAAGAACATATAGTAATAAATAGCGTTAATAGTTACATACAACTGGTTTAAGTCTCCAGTCGTTGAACTAATTCTAATCGAATCGTACAGCGCACGTTTATCCACTAACGTCTCTTGCATTATTATTTGCTGTATCGCTTTCTGTAGCTTTACCCTTGTTCCGTATTTTACTTTGAATCGTTTTGCCATAGTGCAAATTTAGTTATTTATTATATATCCTCAGTCCAAGTAATACCGATACCCGCAGTGACTGATTGAGTTGAAGTAATTGAGAAGGTCAACGTATCACCTGGGTAAGCGAATAAGTCTAACTCTGTCAAGTCTTCGTAAGCGTTGTTACCTACTCCAATAATTGAATTAAAGATAACCGTTCCGCCTGTAACAGTTGTTCCTGCTGTATCGTATGAAGTGATTGAGTTACCACTTGTAATAGTTACACCGCTATCAGCTGTCGTTCCGTTGATTGTTGTGTAGCTTGGCGAACCTCCGAGGGTTGCGTTTCTTATAATCTTACAAGTCGTAATACCATTACCAGCACCTCCTGTATTCGAAGCAAAAGAAATAGTTCTTAGACGTATATGCGCTCTGTTGTTAATACCATTGTACGAAGTAGCGTTTCTTATAGTTATGATATTCGTGATAGTTGTAATCGTACTCTTTGAATTATCTAAACCGTGTGACGGCCCGAGTAGCTTTCTATCACCTTCCAAGAACAATGAGCCTGAAGCACCTTTAACGACTATGTTAGAAGTATTGGCGTCATTCTCAGCTTTCCACAATAGTGTTAACGACGGCTGCGAAAGTGACGGAGTTGTTTCCGTGTTTGCGTATTGAATCTGATGGACAAGAGCAAACTGACCGTTTACAGGATTCTCAACGTAGAATTTAATCGCACCGAAACCGAGATACTGGTATAGGATTCTAAATACGTTACCTTGTGTCGGGTCTAAGTTTATACCGCTTTTGTTAAACTCTCCATTCGCCCCATTACATACATCTTCATTCCAAGAAGTCTGAGGTATGTGCGTAGGTGTTCCGTTCTTCATATACCAAATACCGAACGTAGTACCTGAGTAACCAAACCCGAAACCATTGTTTAACGAAGCCGTGAAAAGTCCTGCATACTGGTTTGAGTCAGCTACCCCTGTAGTAAACAAAGCTGTAAACATTCCTTTACCACCTTGACCCGGCCTATACTTTAGATAACGTGTTGAAGTTAACTGAGCAGACGAAGAAGCCGCTGCCGTTGTGCTACATACCAACAGACCTGAACTACCTGTAACCGTACCGCTACCCGTTACCTCTGTCTTTGTTAAGTAAGTGTTAACACCATAAACAAAGTCTACCTGAGCAACTGGCTGAGGTTCTATAGTCGAAAGCTCACCGAAAGCTGAAGTTGGGCCTTGAACTGATACTTCTAAGTGACCGCCGTTACTTGACGATATATTCTGATAATACCCACCACCTTCAGTCTGTCCCATAATGACGGCTCGTGTCATCTGCGAAACCATCTTAGAACTTACAGGGCTTTCAATGTTTAATAGCTGTGGACTAAAAGGAACAGCCGAAAAGATAGTAGAGTAGTAAAAGTCACCTTGCGGTGTTGCTCCATTCGTGAAAGTGTAATTAACGTAAGACCCAAACGACGCAGGAGCTGAATACACTTTATAGCCGTCAGCAGCTATGAAAGGTATAGACAATGTTCGAACAAGGTCAGTACCTCCTGAGTCTGAATACCAATAAATGTTAATAGTACCGTCTTGGTCTGCTACGATATTAGTCTGAACGTGTGTGTACGTAGGTAGTAATTCAATAAGCCCAGATTCGTACTTACCACCAGCACCTAAGTTAGCTGTAGTCGTGTAAGCGACATAAGGTTTAGTGTTTGGAAAATAACTCATATGATAAGCCAGTTGTTAGTGTATGAAATTAAATGTGCTGAGTCTAAAGGTGTAAGCCCTACTGTCGTGTTTCCGTCAATCTTCTCACTTACTGCGTCACCTTGTAACGTGATAGTACCGCTCCCGATATTCTTGATAGTTATCTCTTTAAAGTTCTCACTCTTAATAGACGGCAAAGTAATAGTAATAGTCCCGTCAGCTAATAGAACCTTGTCGTATTCCGTTGCGTCGTAGTCTTGACCTATGTACTTAATCTTTTCTTGCAAGTCGGGATAGTCACCGCTTTCTTCCATTGTTCGGAAGTTGCCGTCCATACGACCGCTCAAAGATGGTGCTACTACGTTACCAATGCCTGACAATACTACTGAACCACCTGACAAGTTAACGTTGTTGTTTTCTATGATCTTGTGGTGAATCTGTCCAATAGGTGTTAATGGCTTTGTTGGTCTTATCGGGGCAACAGGATTAGGATTCGATGGATTAAAAATAGGTAACGTAATAAACGGAGCAAAGTCAATGCCTTCGTCTACGCTCATTAACTCAACCTTAGTTAAGTTCTTAGAGTTTGCATCGTAGTCAACTACTCGGTTAATGTGCCACCACGAGTTATTAATACGAATCTTATCGTTTAGTTGTAAGTCTTGTATATCGTCTTCACGTAAGTCGAACCAAGCAATCAGCATTTTACCCGTGTTTATCTGTCCTATAGTTCTTCTCCAATACAAGTTAAATAACGTGTTGTTCGTTAAGTTGATATTGTCGTAGTAGTAGAAGTCGCAAGGTGCGAAGTTGATATCAAACGTCGGGTTTATATGATCGTCAAAGTGTGATATTAAAGGAAACGAAGTTAATCCAGTTTGTCCTGTCTGTGCATAGTCGTAAATGTCGTAAGGGTTACAAGTAGTCGTACCGTGGTGCATTAAGATACGAATGTTCGTAGCAGGGTTACCCGATGCAATCAAAGGAGTAATAGCACCGAAAGCGTTTGTACCCATAGGTGTCGGTGAGAATATTATCTCTTTCTTGTCCGTGCCTCGTGCGTACTCATTGTCGAAAGTGAACTCTACTTGCCCGTATATCTCTTTCAGTGTGTCTTCAAAGATTACGTTTGGTTCGTCTTTATCTTGCTTGTAAGTTAAGATAAGCTTCTTTGCTGTCAACTCAGGTAAGAATTGTAAAGACTGTTCACGATCCTTCGCCAACTTATAAGTCCAATCTTTTTCTACCCCTGCGTCGTAGTAGTCATCTCTATGCTGGTATATAAGCTTATTAGGATTGTCAGGGTCAACAGTTACGTACAAGTTGTACATAGTACATATAGACTTAATAAAGTCCTTTTGCTTAATCGACTTAGGAATAAAGTTGTTTACGTTTATCGTCGTACCTGAACCGATAATATTTGAACTCGGTAATGCTCTAAGCGTTAAACTTGTAACGTCTAATTCTACGTCTATGTCTACTGGTGTACCTCCTATATTTCGCCATTGAACCGTACCGAACTGCGTAACGTTAACCCCACCAAGAAACGTAAGCACGTCTGAAGGTGTTAAGTTTGAAGCTGGAAGTACAGCCGATATAGTTTGAGTAGTTAATGTAGTAGTACCGTTCGCTAAAGAACCTTCGTTCTTGTTTACGCCTGGAAACTGAAACGCTGAAGTAATTAAGTTTACTCCGTTGTTTTGTATAGTAAACGCAGGTGTGTATCTGTAATACGCTGTAAATGGCGATGCGTTAACATCTACAAGGTACGCAGTAGCACCCGTTCCGTTTACCAACTTCACCGA